TAGGGCCAAGTAGTCAAGGATACTGACACCGCCAATATCAATGCACGTTCCCTCTTTACCGAAGTTATCATAACCTATCCGTTCTGAAACCAATCCCCAGGGTGATAATTTATTGGCATATTTCACGCCCAACTCAGATTTAATCCGGCTATAGAGGTAGGGAAGATCAAATCTGTCAACACTCCATCCACTTACAATATCGGGATGGACGTTAACCCAATAATCGAGTAGGCGTGTAAGGAGTTCACGTTCATTCTGGCATTGGTGGAATTCAACATTAAGTCCTTCTACTTCCTTATGTTTCGTTGCATCGTATGGACCCAGTGCGAGGACAAAAATACCATTAGCATCCTGGCAGGTGGCAGCTGTGATTTGTTTGTTGGCCAATTTCATGTTTGGGAAGCCTTCGTCCATATCCATTTCAAGGTCTATAAAGACAATCCGTAAAAGGTTGCGGTCAAATTCAACAATGCCGTTATAGGTTTCATTGAGGAATGCATAAACAAAGCGCGGTAATCCATAAATCCGCATACCTTCAACGCCGTCGTATTTTTTGATAAAATCTTTGGCGGAATAAATGTTTGCTTGCCGCATCGCGGTCAAAAGCTGGCCACTTGGTGTGCGCCAGGGCCCTGGCTCTTCGCCGTTAGGAAAGAATAGGAGGGGGCGGTAGGGAACTTTCTCAGCAAACCGTTTGCCGTTGCGGATGCCGCGGATGAATACTTCATTGCCTTTGGTAAAGGCATTAGTATAGAAATTCAAAGCCATACTCTATGATAGCAAAACTGGAAGAATCAGTCAATCAACTAATTTAGGCTTAAACCCTTTGGGTATCTGATGATTTGTATGTAATGCCTGCTCAGGGATAACAATGCCAGATCCAAATGTCGTATTATAGCTATTGAACATTTCCTTTGCAGGAGAAGAGAAAAACAGTACATGGTTCAAAGCAAAGGTGACTTCTTTACCACCTGGCGTATCTTCACTAAATGGTAAGAAGTCTGATAAGTGGACAATGCCTTTTCCTGTTTGTTGGTCCATACCCATAAGAATAGCGGCAGGTTTCTTAATTGTGATTGTTGAAGAATTAGATCCAAGGGATACTTTTCCAATCACCATCGCACCAGTAATAAGTTGAAGCAGCACAACCTCATTGGAAAAAATCGTGCTTGTTGGTTCTTTAACTACGGCTGTCATTAACTAACTCCTTACTCCTATATGGTTTTGTTTTCTTCTTACCAATGTGATACTTTGGTTCGAGCATCCACTCTGTCTTTTCGTGGAATGGGATGATTTTAATTTCGCTCAAACTTGCTGCATCCCAGTTTTGGTAATTTGTATCAACTGGCCGTACCAATTTCCACTCAGCCAGTAATTTTATGACAGTATTACGTTGGCGCCTGTCATTATCATTAAAGGTACTTTCAGCTCCGTCAAGGGCAAAGAGTTCTTTATAATGGGTAATAAAATACCGTCCTTGCTTATGTAAGATATGGCAAAGCTGGGTGAGGACATCATTATCAGCATTTGGATGGCCGATCCGTGTGAGGGTTTCGCGGATAATAAGAAAGGCATCTGGTTTTGGTAGAAGCACTTCGGCCATAGTGTTTATGATTGTTTTACTCTCCATCTTCTTTTCCACCTTTCGTCATAAGGGTATTAATTTGTGCCAATTGAGATTGTGTTAAAATGCGGCAAGCCTCAAGGGCTCGTTTGTATCCAAACCCAAATGCTTCTTGTACTAATTCAATATTTGCATTAGTTTGTTTTTCGCCCCATTTTCGTTTTGGGCGGCGCCGCGGTCGAACAGAATAGAAGTAATAATCATATTGTAAGCGGGTTGGTAATGCCGCCCGCATATTCATATCTTGGGCTTCTTCGATAGTGTCAGGATGGAATGAGAAGGTTTTATTAATGAGGAATGGCAGATAATCTTTTTCTGCTAACTGGTCGTTTTCTGTACCACACATGGAGTGGATTTTAGTTGTACCAGCCGATTCTACATAACTAAATGGATTTATTGCAGCCATAAAACTATTTCTTGACTAATTTATCAATGATGATTGCGGTTGTAATGTATGATGTTGGCACGTTCATAAAAGCTGATTCGTGGGCATCATAATATACCAATAATGGAAACGGCACTAATTGATTTAATGCCTTGATAATGTGTTGATATTGGCGCCATGGTGTGTCGTGTGGCAAAATACCTGTTTTAACTTGTTCTGGTGTGAGGTTGCCAAATGCTTCAATAGGTATGACAATAATAATTTTTTGGTTAGCTTCTTTAGCGGCTTGAAACTGTTCCTCACAATCATCCGCATCTATTTGTAAAATTGTTACATCAGAAAATTCATGGTACCGGTTTATGGCTTCTTCTACATCATTGAATGCTTGGTAATCTGTACCTTGAAACAACATAAAAAGGACCGGCTCGTGGATTAATTGGCGCCAAGCTTCAAGCCGGATTAGTGTTTCACGAACCTCTCCAGTTATAACAGAAGGTAATGCTGGTATACAAAGCGTTCCTGGGTGGGTTGTCCATTCCACTAACAAATCTTTAAGGATTGCCGATTCAAAGGGATCTAAATCGAGGTTATATTTATTTGTTTTTTCCGGTAACATCATTTTGAAATCCTACTTGTTTAAGCCGCGAATCATTAGGGTCAATAGCGGTTGCAAGTTCTTTGAAGTCCTGGAGGGTGAGGTCACCCTCTTTGCTATAACGGTTACACCATTCAATAGTTTCTGGCATCGACACAAGCCTCTCGTGGTAAGCACAAAAAACATTATATCCGCTGGAATGTTGGTCTTTATAAATCCATGATCGTTGGCACGAAAAACATAGACCTTCTGGTTGATTGAAAATTTTAATCTTCTGGTCGTTTACTCCCAGTCGGTAAGCTTTGCTTTCATCTGCGACACTTAAAAATGGCTTTTTACGTTCAACGATATCGTCAAACATAGTCCTCCTCTTGGTTATTAACACTAGCTTCGAGAAGGCTGTTAAGATTATTTAGTTTATCGGCATTTAATAATTTCAGTTCTTCTTTTTCCAATAACTCTGCCTCATCTATGGCTAATTCTGCATCATGTAACCAATTGACTTTTTCTTTATGGCGGGATACTTTTTTATCCATTGGACCTGCATGCCGGTTATAGGTCTCAAGTGCAAAGAGATCGCGGTATTTTTGTGCGGCTGCGCGGCCGCGGTGGCGGGGATTGCTCATAATCATTTATTTCTTTATTTAAAGGTACAGGAGTGCATCACTTCTGTTAAACAAGCTGCTAAATTAATTTCTTGGTCGACCACAAAAGCAGCTTTATATTGATAATCGGCCAGTGTCACTATTAACATGGGGACTGATTTAGGATCTAAGACATCTACAGCCATATCATAAAACCTGCGGAAGAGGGTTGCGGTATCTTCGGTTTGGTTTTGTGCGATCCATGTCCGCATTGCACCAAAATTCTTTTCTTTCATAGCCCCCAACAAATCTTTAATATCTGTATTGTTGATGGTAGCAAGAATACCGGTATCAATCTTTCCTGTAGCTGCATACCGTTGCAATTCATTAATACAGCGGCGCCAATCGGGCAAGTATTTTTTGACTAATTCAACTAAGACCTTTTTATCAAATGGTATTGATTCGGCTTTCAAGATTGTTTCAAGCCGTCCAAGCATTTGCGCGGCCATGACCACCTTCTCTGCGGCTGTCAATCTGAATTCAATGCAAGACGTCCGCGATTGTAACGCTTCAATGATCTTGTTCTTGAAATTACAAGTCAGGATGAACCCACAATTAGATGCAAAGGATTCCATAAAATTGCGGAGTGCTGGCTGTGTATGCGGAGTAAGGTAATCTGCTTCGTCAAGTAACACATATTTCCGGCCACCCGTAAAACTAACCGTGCTTGCAAATGCCAGAATATCTGTCCGCAGCGTGTCCAGGTTACCATGGAGTGATCCATTAATTTCAAGGATATCGCAACCCAATTCTTCTAACATAGCTCTGGCGACAGTGGTTTTGCCAATACCAGGACCTCCAAAAAGGAGAAGGTTCGGTACGTTTTTATCATCCACAAATTGCTGGAATATTGCTTTAGTTGCAGATGGCAAGATAGTTTCAGAAACTTTCTGTGGACGGTATTTCTCAGTCCAAAGAAATTGTTCTACATGCTTCATTATAATTCCTTAGTTTTGATATCAACGGGAAGCCAGTATTCAACAGTCACGCTATCCGCAATGTTAGTCTTTAAATACGCAAGGCCTTGGGTAGATACTTTTGCCTCATACTTGCCTGGTAGGATTTTGAGATATTCTGTCTTGAATACCGTACGGTAGTTAGTTTCAGCTCCACCAACTTCATATTCAAAGACATTGGACCCTTCGGTCCGCAAGTCGGTTGCACCAATGTAGGATTTGCCATCCCGTCCAAACAGCATAATTTCAGGCAATGACAAGAGGGCGGCTGCCTGGAGTGTTGCTTTTAGGGCTTCTGCTTCGATGGTGAATTTAGCATCCTCAGACGGTAATTTAATTGCATGTTCTGGCGGAGTTGTAACGTGGGCCTTTGAGCCA